ATAAATGTGGCACATCTACTTCCAAATGTTTCTGCCAAAACAGCATTAGGATATGTAATTCTTACAGTGCTCGTATAAGCACTTTGATCGGCAGTAGCAGGTGATGTTTGGGTAGTATTGAATAAAGGAATATAATATGTTGCTCCATTGATCAAAACAGGCAATCCGGTAGAACCTTGGCTAATAGTTAGCCCAGTTGTGTAATTAGAAGCACTTGTCGGAAAACCGTATGTGCTATCAATTAAATTTTTAAAATCATTAGAAGAAGGTGTATGACCTGCTGAAAACGAATCGTATAGTGCATCTTTGCTTACAATTGACATAATATTATTTATGCAGGGGTTGGTGTTTCTCCACCTGTTGTTTCAGGTGTTTCTGGAGCTTCAGGTGCTTCTGGAGGAGCTTCCCCACCGGCTTCAGGGGCTTCAGGGGCTGGTGTGGGTCCTCCTGGTGTTGGGCCAAATTCAGGAGGGGTTTCCGCTCCTCCACCTGCTTTTGGCTGCTTTTCACCACTTTCAAACTGTTTACGCCAATCTGGACCTGCTCCTGAGATTTGATCAATCTCCCACTTGAGTTCGGCATCTTTACGAAGGAATTCACGATTGGCAAGAACCATACGGTCAGTCCATCCCAAAATCTTCTTTTGCATGTAAATCTTGCTAATACTGTCATTATTAGTGATATTATTGAATCCTTCTGTACGCATCTGCATTTTTTGCAATTCACGCATTTCATAAAAATTAGAGGGAACATTAAAAGTAAGATCAATATGATTCTCTTTCAAACCATACTCACTCCACATTCTTTTTAGTTTAAGATTTGTGATAAATCCATTCTTAAGACCATCAGCAAAACGAAGCTGTTGACGAATGATAAATTTGGAAAATTTAAGTTCCTCCCGAAGAATTTCTGTTCCATCCTTGTATGTGTCTTCTGGATTCAAACGAGAAGAAGGAACTTTCAAACTTCTGTACAACTTTTTCATGAAGTACATTAAGTCATTCAATTCACCCAGATTCTGACCACCTTGTAGTTGTGTTACATTTGTTCCTTCTTGACCAGTGCGCTTGGCAAACCAAAAACTATCCAACATGCTTTGTGGATTGAATTTCTGTACTGTTGCATCTTGACTGGAATCAAACGTTTTGCGATTCCAATACTGTTGCATGAGACGACGCATGTATCCTTCTGCTTTGGCCGGACTCATGTTTCCAACATCCACATTAAAAACAAGCTTTTCTGGAGCACGAACCAAACGATAAATTACAATACTATCTTCAATCAATGAAAGCTGGCGATAAGCTCGACGTGCATTTTCAAGAAAAGGAAGACGAACTGTTTTGTTTTCATTCCATATTCCGCTATTAATATAAGTTACCTGATTCTTATCCAAAGGAACGATTTGATAATCCACAACCTTAGTTGGATTTGTTTTATCAAAAATAGGTTTTCTTAAAACGAAACCTTTAACCAAAAGATTCTGCACATTTCCAAAAACAGGATCTATCAACTCCGGAGGAATACTGACAACACCAAGAATACCTTCTTGGGGATAATCTCTATGAATGATATGCTCGAAATAAATTTCTGCATCCACAAGCAAATGACGGAAATATTCCCATCCCCTATGCTCTAATTCAAAAAGATTAATATAACGACGAAATTCCTTTTCAATTTCTTCTCTCTGAATATCTGTCAATTCAGAATCATGAAAACGCAGCTTTACAATTCTTCCTTCTTCATCGACATTTATAACTTCATCACAAATTTCATCCAATGCATCTGCAACTTCTGAAAAAGCTGCCATCGTTCTATAATCTCGGATTCTTGCTGCTTTATCTGATTGTATATTTGCATACAAATAAGTTGATAAACTGTTATCACTTGCAATTGCTCCAATGCTAGTTTCATTTACGCTTGTGCTGCTGCTTATACTATGTTTGGCAATTGCTTCTGTACGACGACTTCCAGTATCTTGAAAAAGAGAGAACTTAGGATTTAGTTGGGACAAAACATCAACAACAGAATAATTGTTGTATGGAAGACGTTCACTTATAAACTTTTGCAACCCACGACCAAAAGTTGTTGATCCACGATCATTTGTGGATGAGTAATCCGGTTGAGCCATATTATTTATTTATAAAATCAGGTAAATTTTCAATGCTAAATATTATTTTACAAATATTTGTATAAACTAAGGATTATAAGCCAGATTACTGCCTGTATATGTTAGATAATTAAACAAATAGGTTAAAACAGAAACATTCTCACCTGCAGATATCATTTGCACATATGTAAATCGGCTGCTTTGACTAGCCAGTGCGTAACCTGCGTCATTTGCAAAAACAAAATCAATTTTACAATTTCCCAGATAAACACTAGGCATTCTGAATCTTAATATATTATTATTTAAAACCTCATAACTGGTTATTGGATATCCTTTGAATGCCGGGAATTTTGCACTAATACTTTTTATATTTGAATAAAAATTATAACTAGAAAGTATAGGGTTTGTTACATTTGCTGAAAGATAAAGCCCATTTCCTGTTATGTAATCAAACATGTCTCCCTGAAATGTAAAAATAGCGGCGCTGGAACCTTGTACTATTGTAAGTGTAGGTTCCTGATTTAATTCGGGATAAAATCTTTTAATCATATATTAATCAATCGTTACACTTACCGGTCCAACAAATTTCGGATTTGCACTTAGACTGATTACGTCAGTGTTATAGAATGCACTTTGAGGTGAATTTAATGTATATGCCTCGGATTTTAGAGCATAATAATTATCATATTCAAGCAATGCTTTGGAAGAAGAAGCTGTAATATACGTATTGATGTAAAATATATTTTTGACTGGATCTGTTTCTTGTGGAAAGATCCAACCTTTTATTGTGAAGCTTGTGTCCGCCACAATTAATGCTTTTGCTGTGGGGTCTTGTTCTACAGGATATTGAAGATTAACATTACCACTCCACAATACTTCGCTTCTTATTTCCTGAATAACACCCAAATCATATGAAGATGGTATCTGCCAAGAAAGAATGATATAAGGATTGTTAAAAGGAATAAAATTACTCAAAATCTGATCCATATCGCTTTGATATCTTGTAAGAATTGACATATTAATTCCAATATCAATCGGAACAGGAGTTCTGAAAAAAGTTGTTTTCTCTTTTCGTTTACTATCCGCATCACCTTGTGGAACATAAAAACCTGCAATTTTATTAAAAACTCTGCTTTCATCCCGATTAAGACCTGTGATTGTTACGGATACAACAGGAAGTGTAAGATTTTGACCAGGAGTTACAATATCAAACAATACCCTTTGTTTTGGGGCATAAAGATAACGAACCTTGACTTCTTTTTCAGCATCCCGATTTTGATTGAATCTTTTGATAACTGTGCCGTCAAAAGCATCTATAAAGGATGCTATAAGGTCTTTTACTTCAAAGTGATACGATTGTTGCAGCATAAGTGTACCTTAAAGTATTTACTTTAAGATAAAGCACTTAGAACCATATTTATATTATAATATTTTTTCTTCTTTGGAATCGGTAGTGTTTTCAAAACAGATGAAATGCTATGCATACCTTTAGAAAGGTTGTTTAAATGAAAATCAAATTCCAAATGATTCTTTTTAACACGAAATTCAAAAGGATAAGGTATTTCAAAAATCTTACGTTCTTTTCTGTCACAGGTTATAGTGAAGTTTAGGTAAAAGTCTTTTACCGAAAAAAGAAGCAGTCTTCCCTCCCGATATTGTTTATTCTCCGAAATAAAAACAACTTTTTTCTGAAGATAATCCAAAATAGTTTTTTCGATATCTTCAGGAAGTTTCATGTATCCATATACCTCATTTTTTCACCCGCCGAAAGAACTGCTAGCTTCTTCTCAAAGAAATCCCAAAACTTGTCAGAAGGAATAATTTGAATCAGATCACAATCATCCATACTAATGTTTCGATAATCCTGCATGATGATATCCCAAACATTTAAAATGTTTTTTGCAGTTCGGTTAAAATATGGAACAGGCTTGCTTACGCTTATAGGTCTGAAATTAAGTGTGATTCTTCCGGCTGGACTATTCAGAAACCTTTTATCGTTGCTGCAAATCATTCTTCGTTCTGCGGGATGACCGGCTTTTGGCCGTCTCCGTGCAAATCGGATTTCAGCGACGTTGTTTTCTAGAATTGTTTTTAGAGCTTGTAATGCTATTTTCATTTTTTCGGGGTTGGCATACGCCAAAAATTCTTTGTTCGTTTATGAAAAGACCATGCTTAACCAAGCCGTGATCAACCACATCAATTTTATTTATTTGTACGCCCATGTTATTTGGGAACATGATAATATCATTCTTTTTAACAAGCTTACAATTAGGACCAAGAAGAATGACTTTTGCCAAACGCCAAGCATTTGTCATGGCATTTGTTTTTACAATAATACCATTTCTTACAATTTCATCCTTTTCACCAGCCAAATCTGTAAATTCTGCTAAAATCACATCATCCAATATTTTTTCAAGATTGTATCCTGTAAAAATACTATCAAATGAACTTCCGGAATGACTGCTTAAATCAATTATGCTTTTGCTTACTGGAATTTTATCTATATTCACAGTAGTAATTATGAATCAGAATAAATTTGCAATAGATTTTCTAAATCTTTTGAATTTACTGTTTTCAGTATAAGTTCGGCATCTCGTGTGCCCATTTCCATATTTTTTGTCAAAATTTTAATAGGATTTTGCTTTTTCTCCTTGTCTTTGCTTTTGCTTAGATAGTTGATTTTTCTATAAGATTTTTTTGGCAAAAATACAAATAATATTTTTGATAATAAATCAAAGTCTTCAGTTAAATGTTGTTTATTGGTTATTTTATTAACAATTTGACATGCTTCTTTATCATAAAAACTAATCCATCTATTGAGCATAAAGCTGCCCAAATTATCACTACAATGTTCCTTCCCAACATTATTTTTGTTTTTACTAAAAAGAATGTTGTTAATGTACTGAAAGAAATTTAACATGCTGTGGATTTTAAAAATACAGAATCTGTTATCTTATAGAACATATCCACAATTGTTTGGGACAGCTTATTCATCTGTTCTTCATTTAAATTCATTTCATATGTATATGCAGGAGAATTTTCCCCAGCAATATTACACAATGCTATATGACCCAAACCACAACCATTCAAAATTCTGTATCTTGCAATATTCAAAACACCTTGATTTTGAATAAGCCCTTTTCGTTTGAATTCCCGATTCACAATAATGTTATCCATATTCACGGCTAAAGGAATCTTTAGAAATTCCTGGGAAAGCACGTTGGCTATTGAACTGACCAAGAAATGTGAAAATAACGCACCAGATACCGAATCATGAACAAGAGGATTCTCATAAACAATATTCAATGCTTCCTGCATTTCATCAATTCCAAATTGAGAAAAGTCATATCCTTTACCTGGATTTACAGTACCTGTGAAAACAATAACATTTCCACTAGGAAGTGCTTTGTCTCTGAAATAGGAATGCACAAACCTTTTGTTGATTATTTCGACATTAAAATTTTGTTTTGGTAGTATCATATGATTCTATAGTTTGTATGGGACAGGTCAGTAATATTATACCCTCCTGAATAGGAAATGCTACTCTGCAAATCCTGTTCTATTTCTGAAAGCATTTGCAGATACGTTTTTCCATTTTCTTCAACTAAAATGGTTGTGCCTTCTATGTTTTCAACAGAAAGATTATTGATAACTTTATTCTCATAACTGGCAGAACCGAAATATTTTTTATATATATTAAATTTTTTGAATTCTGGATCACTTTTTGAATCTGTAACAGGATATTCAACAATTGTATCGGCTGGACTATCTGAGCATGCAGCAAACATGCTTCCTATCATATTGATAGTCGAACCTGCCACAATACTTTTGGCAATGTCTCCATGACAACGAACACCACCATCCGCCATAATTGGAATATCTATTTCTGCGCATTCCTGTATACAAGTGAAAACAGGAAGAGTAAATCCTGTTTTATCTTTGGTTATACAAGCTTTTCCTGTTCCAATCGCAACCTTTACCATATCCGCACCCCAATCTTTAAGATCTTGTGTTCCTTCTTTTGTTGTTACGTTTCCTGCAATAACGAATGTATCAGGAAAATCTCTTTTAATCTTTTTTATAGCTTCTTTTACTAGCAGATGATGTCCATGGGCCACATCAATAAGAATAGAATCCACTTTAAGATTCTGTTCTTTTAACTGATCAAGAATTTTATCACACTTTTCCCTTACACCTACCGAAATAGAGATGAACTTCCAATTTTCCTCATTTGCCCTTTTCACAAAACCAAGAGTATCACCAAATCTGTGCATCACATAAAAATACATATTTTCAGACAGTAGCTTTCCCAAGTCTTCATTGATGGTGCAAACCATATTTGAAGGGCTTACCGGCAACTTAAAAACATTATTTCCAATACAAACCTTTGTATCTGCACCTTTTCGGGTTTCCAATTCACTATACTTTGGAATTAAAACCACATCTTCAAACCCTAATGCTTTTTCAGTTTTCATCGACGGCTATTATAATAATCAGTTAGCAATTGTAAAGAGTTATCTGATATTTTAACTTTATCTTTCAAGCGTTCTAAGTTTCTGGCTTCTGTATTTCTTCCCAAAATGTTATAATTTATAAAAAAAGAAGTGTCTGTTATGTATCGGCTTGCTCTATTATTTTCAAATTTATGTTTAAGATAATGTTCAGCATTCCATATGTCAGGATAATTGAAATAATTGCTATCAAAAATTTCACGCAATCTTTGATGGGAACAAACAAAACAGGAATCATCAAAACCCCAAAGTCCACTGTCCCGAAAGTCAAAGGTGTCTGTATCATAAAGTTTAAATGATTCTGTTTTATATAACACATTTCTATGCTGCTCGGTCCATTTACCCTTTTCCACAAGATATTCGATTTTGTATGAAAGATTGATCATTTCATAATCGGTATTGAAAACCATATTTTTCAAATCATCCCGGTTTTGTTCTGTTGCTTCATAAGAAAAAGTATCGTCCTGATAAAAGAAAAATTTGTTAATTTGTTTGCTTTCCAGAAAATTCATCAGGTAACGAATACAATCGCAATAGGTATTATTACTAAAAACAAATAAAGTGGAATTCTTTAGTATCTTGTTGTTCAAAACATAATTTTTAACCTCATCAGAAGGATTATGAAGCGATATGATGTTCATATCAAAATTAGAAATGAAGTCCTGAAAATACCTATCCTCTGCCCTTATCTTAAGCAAAGGCAAACGATCACCGTATGTTTGAAAAAAAGATACGTTCACCCTGCGCTTTTTTTAATATTATCTGCTGCTGCTATTGCCACGTTGCTGTCATTCTGTTCCAAGTGTCGCATGTTTGTTGGATTGAATCCTCGTTCCATGGGATAATCCCCAGGATATTCCAGCATGAATGTGGCATCAATATTATGCAAAGGAATGTCTCTCATGGTATTTCTTACATGATGATCTACATAAAACTCGGTGGATTCATCATTTCCTGCTAGCTTTGCATAGTCCTCTACCAAATTAAACATTTCACAATAACGACGCATCACTTCATGATTACCCATGGCAAATCGGTCATTTAATTTTCCATCCCGAGATACCGTAGAAAGATAATGTTGAGGTGTTAATAATACATTCTGTTTTGCTACAAACTCCAAATCAGCA